TCACAGGTCTATATCAACCTCAAAGCTGGATTTGAATTCAACGGTCAGCTTGTTATCAAAGACCGTTATCTTCTCTATAAGCCTTCTGACCAGCTGCTCATCGTATTCAATCAGCTCACCAGTCTGCCCTTTAAGGAACTCTGTCATTTCTTCAATACGCTGTCTCTTTCCTTGGCGCTCAGCATTTTGCACTTGGGTATTTTGCTTTAAATCCCGCAATCGGTAAATCTCATCAGCTACGTTGTTATAGTCAGCCTTGGAATTTGCCAGATTTAAAAGTTCTTTTTGTAACTCTTCCAGCTTCTCATCAAAATCATCGGTGGTTTTGTCGTCCTGCTCATTAAGGACAATAGCAATGTTCGCCTGCAAAGTTTCAAGGAAGGTATTCTTACTGCAAAGCGCCTCGTTAATTGCTTTGACAACTGCATTTTGGAGAGTTTCTTCATTTACCGTTGGTGAACAGCAATCCGAGCCTTTCTCCTCAAGGCGGCTGACACATCGCCAGACTATGGACCTGCATCCTCGATTGTTCCAATGCACCCTCCTGTAGATCTCTCCACATTCACCGCAATAAACAATGCTTGATAACGCATATCTGCTGCTATAGACTCTTTTCTTCCCATTCTTCCCGGTATAGAGATTTGCGCGTCGCACTAGCTCTTCCTGCACCTGCATGAAAATTTCACGCGGGATTATAGGCTCGTGGCTGTTCTCGACATAATACTGCGGAACGATACCATTGTTGACCACGCGCTTCTTTGATAGAAAGTCGACGGTATAGGTCTTCTGCAGCAGGGCGTCCCCGATATACTTCTCATTTTGCAAAATTTTCTTGAGTGTCTCCGGTCTCCACTTTGCTTTGTTAGCAGCTGTCAGGATACCATCGGCTTCCAAACCGCGTGCTATTTGCAGAAGGCTTGCACCCTCAATATATTCCCGGTAAATGCGCTTCACCACTTCAGCTTCTTCCTGGACAATAACCAGCCGCTTATTCTCTTTGGTATAACCTAAGAACCGGTTGTGGTTAATTTGGACCTCACCTTGCTGGTAGCGATACTGAATGCCAAGCTTTACGTTCTGGCTGAGCGATTGGCTTTCCTGTTGGGCTAAGGATGCCATTATGGTGAGCATAACCTCTCCCTTAGAGTCCATCGTATTGATATTCTCTTTCTCGAAAAATACAGGAATATTCTTGTCTTTGAGCTGTCTAATGAATTTTAAACAATCCAGGGTGTTTCGAGCAAAGCGGCTGATGGATTTGGTAATAATCATGTCGATTTTACCTTCCATGCAGTCCTCAATCATGCGGTTGAACTCATCACGCTTCTTTGTATTGGTTCCGGTGATTCCGTCATCCGCATAGATATCTGCCAGTTCCCATTCCGTATTGCTCTGAATGTAGTTCGTGTAATGCTCAATTTGAACTTCGTAGCTTGTTGCCTGCTCATCGCTATCAGTAGAAACGCGGCAGTAAGCAGCAACCTTAAGCTTTGGTTTTTCATCAGTATTTACATTATTGCCTACTCGTGCACGTGCCGGTATCACCGTAACGCTTCGATTATTCGCCATCTGTAATCACCTCGCTTTCAATTAAACTGTAGGCATATTCGGCTTGCTGAAAAGGATCATCGTAAAGATGCTGTGCTGCTGGAGCATTATAGCGTAGTTTTGGAATAACCGATTTTGTCATTTCCTGTTCATGAATTCTTCCAAGCATCTGTGCACGCCTCAGTTTTTCTGTCTCGACCTGTTTGATCATTTCTTCGTTTATTATTTGTGGGTAGAAGTCATCACCAAGGTATCGTTTATTTATAAGAATCCTTGAAATAGATGCATGACACCGCTTGATACCAGCCTTTTCTGCAGTATCTGCTAAAGAGAGTCCGGAAAGATATAATTGAAACAAATCCCTTATTTGTGCTGCTGCTTTTTCATCAATAATCGCCTTGCCATTTTTGATGATGTATCCGAATGGTATATGGTTCACCTATCTCACCAGCCTTTCCTTAAGAGTGATACCGCATTTCATCTTGAAGCCTATTTCGACTTGTGAATATACAACGATTCTTTCTATATAGCGGTCAAATACATCTTCCTCGAAGCTATCAATCGGCCCTGCCTTTGAAACATGCTTTAAAAGCTGTTCAACTTCAGTGGCGACCGTCATTTCACCATTCACCGATCGAGAAATGGCTTCTTTTTGTTCCTTTAGCAGAGCGGCTTCCTTTCGGAGCTCATTGTTCTGTGCATTGAATAGGGCAGGCTCTAAATAGCCTTTGGTCATTAGTCCAACCAGCACTTGGCTCCGCTCCGCATTTTCCTCCATCCTCGATTCAAGCGCCTGGATCTCAATAAGGTTATCTGAGTAGTTCACAGCTTTTAAACTCTGCAGCAGCGGCTTAAGAATAAACTTATGCCCGAAAATCAACTTATTGATCATTGTTATAAAAGCTTGTTGAATAACATCATCCCTTATGGACCGCATTGAACATCTTGAAATGTCATAGATGTGTTTAGAACAACACCAGGCAACATATTTGTTATTTCCATTGCCTTGTATCCTTCTTTTGAAGGTACTGCCACACTCGGAACACTTTATTTTCCCGGATAGTGTATATCGATTTTGGTACTTGCTGTTCCCCTTTTCTATCCCTTTTTCTTTTCCCCGCTGATTCAACAATTTACCTACAGCTTCGAATTCTTCATGGCTAATGATTGCTTCATGATGCTTCTTTATTAGGTATTGATCCTTCTCACCGTAGTTATAATGCCTGTTGAAATGCTCATCGGTGTAGGTCTTTTGTAAAATCACATCTCCTGTGTATCTCTCGTTGCATAAAATCCCGCGAACGGTGGTGGCCGTCCAGTTTGCTTTTCTTCTTGAGGGTATGCCATCATTTTTCAGACCATCAGCAATTTTATGAGTTCCTTTGCCAGATAAGGCTTCTGCAAAAATGCGTTTGACTATTGCTGCCAGTTCTTCGTTCACAACCATCTCTCCATCCAAATAATCGTAACCATAGGGTGGATAGGAGAGTTTATATGTCCCATTCTGGAAACGCTTCTGTATTGACCATTTGCTGTTTTCAGAAATAGAAATTGACTCGCTTTCAGCCAGACTGCTCAGGATCGTTAACATCAGTTCACTATCCATCGATTGTGTATTGATGTTTTCTTTTTCAAAGTATATGAAGACTCCGAGGTCGGTCAGCTTACGAACTAGCTCAAGACAATCTGTTGTATTTCTGGCAAACCTGCTGATTGACTTGGTTACTATGAAATCAATCTTCCTCTGTTCACAGTCTTTCAGCATTCTCAATAATTCAGTGCGCTTTTCCTTTTTGGTGCCTGTAATTCCCGCATCATAGTAAATCCCTGCGAGCTCCCATTCCGGATTTGCTTTTATGAAGGATTCATAATGTGTCTTTTGAGCTTCAAGGCTGACTAATTGTTCATCACTATCTGTTGAAACTCGGCAATAGGCTACAACTCTCAGCTTCGGTTTTGCAGCTATTAATTCTGCCGATATTTTTGTTACTTTTCTCACCATTCTCACCTCCTTCAGGTATGTGACATATTACCTCTGAGTGCCCACTATATCAAGGTATTTAAGGCATTAGCTGTGCATATAAAGGGGAGAAAATCTGCCGGTTTAGCTTATTGATTTTGTCGAATTCATCCTCAGAAATCAGACCCACTTTCAGCATTTTTCTCAGTATATTTTCAGCTCTCCAGTAGTCTAATTCACGCTGAAACTCATCCGGTGTTAAGGGCCTGCGTTTTGAAACGGCATTAGTATTTGATCCGTCTGTAATTTTTGTGACTTGCATATAGGTTGACCTCCTCTTTTGCAGGAAACCATCCTGCACCTATATGCAAAAATCCAAGCTAATTCGAACCCCATTTTCAAACATAAAAAAAAGCCTGAAGAGCTTTTACACTCCTCAGGCCACGTTTCAAAATCAATCGTATTTTATGTAGGCGTCTGTAAATCCCGCTTTTTTTGCTTTCGCAAGCTGTTCTTCTGCATTTGATTTGACGGAATATGCTCCAATTTGAACACGATAATAATGAGTTGAACTATTGGTTTCCACTTTTTCTGTCTTATAAGCAATGCCAAAATATTTCAACACGCCCTTAGCAAGTGCTATCCCTATCGCTTCTATATTACTGACTATCCATGCAGCATCTTCTGCGTTGTCGTGGAAAGCTATCTCCACCAACGCTGCCGGTGCATTCGTATTCCGAAGCTCGTATAGGCTTGGATTAAACTTTACACCTCGATCCGATGTTGGTGTGAGCGGTTCAATTTCTGAATAGATTGCCTTGGCCGCCTTTTCACCATTACCACCTGCAGCATAAGCAAAGACCTCACCGCCCCTTCCTCCTCCAGCATTACTATGAATGGCAAAATGCAGATCTGGTTTAACTCGATTGCTATCTTTCACCACCTGACCCAAGCTCCACTCTGGCCTGTTCCTATAAACATCCACCCCATGATTCTGAAGCACTTTTTGTGTGACGTCAGCTATTTCATTCATTCTTGTTTCCTCAACTCCATAGCTTCCATAGCCCTGGTTATGTTCCTGAGTAGATGGACTTAAATATATTGATTTCCCCATTATGCTTTTTCCTCCTTATTAAGCTGTTCTAACACTGTCTTGAGTTTCGCCGGAATCGGCAGCCCGATTTTGGCTGTATTTTCTAAAATGCTGATCCCTTCATTAGACAAATAGAAGAAGATTACCGCAGTGCGAATGGCACTACCTGTCCTTATAAGCTCTGCGTCAATAATGTGTGCTACCGCCACCAAAGAGAAAATCAGCACCTTCTTAAAAATTCCTCTGAAGCCGACCTCACTGGATAGCTTCTTTTCTAAGACTGCCACCATGATGCCGGTCAAATAGTCGATAACAATGAAAGCTATCAAAGCATAGAGAAACCCATCAAGGCCTCCTAAGAAATAACCAAGATATCCTCCGAGAGCTGCAATGGCAATTTGAATCGTGTTAATAATGTCTTTCATTTGAAAATCCTCCTTAAAAAAGAAAGAGCCCGAAGGCTCTTACAAAAAGTATTATTTCATCCTTTGGCTGTGAATCTAAATCATTCTCAGTTCATTTGCAGGTCAGCAATTAAAGTCATTACATTCTCAAGATTTAAATATGGGAATATAATCAATTTAACTCATTAAACTCCAGCCCGATGGGTAAACTCCTGGACTCCATACATTACCATCAATGAGGGATTCATATACTGTTCCATTAAATGTCACCCTATCTCTCGTGTTGTAGGCATCGTGGCTGCCTGTTGGCTGGATCCATTCTGGAATTACCCCTTCTGGCACAATCTTCTTAAATAGAGCTGGAGTGACATCTGGAGTCCAATCTGCCTGTGATGTGTGACCTGGTGCAAGAACTTCATAAAGCTTACTCTCATATTTCAAAATAGCGCCTGCAGAGTAGTCAAGCCCTGGTTCCCATAGAGGGTAAATCTCCATGAGCTCAAGCATCTGCTCGATGGTTAGCTCCGTCTCCAGAAGCGTTTCCTTGTATTTAGTATTAAGATTCACCACTTCTTCCTTCTCTATCTGAACTCGAGCAACTTCAGCAGTAAGCTCAATTATCCTCTCTTCAGGCAGAAGGTCCTTATTTAGGAGTCCTACCAGGTTTTCAATTACCACTCTTAACTCTTCAGTCGCTTTCTGAATCACAATCTCCTTGGATACAGTATCTTTGAAATACCTGATTTGGTAACTGTCGTCGTACTTATATATTGTTATGTGGCTTATCATTTCATCCTCCTTACTTTACCTCTCTCCAGGCATCCCCCACATTTATATATGCTTGGACCACCTGCCTCCATGTATCGCTTATGTTTACATACATAGTTGAAGGCTGCTTCCAAACGTCACCTACATTTATCTGAAATGCTGGTACCTCGCTGTAATCAACATAAAGCCTAGGATTGTATACATTGTTTGGTGCTGCACTTTCCTGTGTTCTGAAGTAGGCCATGGTTGCAGTGCTCGAGAGAACCTTGATCCCATACTTGCCTGCTCCACCTTCATACCAGGCTTTTACGATATTAGTTACAGGTACAGCCACATCAACATTAAGTGTGGTTCCTGTGCTAACTGAACTGTCACCATCACCTGTAGCTGACGGCATGTTGTTCCAGGTTATTGTAGTTGCACCCCATGCTGCAAGCCATCTCTGAGCATAAATTGTCACTGACCCAGACTCAAGACTATAAAGCCTGAGATACAGAGTAGCTGAGTTTATCCTGCAGTTTGCAGGGATAGAACTTAAGTCCCAATTGAGGGCCATTATTCTAGCTGTGGCGCTTGTCTGCCTAAGTGTATTGCTTGTTGCAGTTCGATATACGCTATTCGGTCCATCCTGAAGGCAGTTATTGTCTACATTAGCATTTATTGTTACTGTTCCCATTACTCTTCTCCTTACACATACTTCAGGTACACAGTTCCTGTAGGCACTGTGCTTGCTGTAGGCGGAGCGCCTGTTCCTGAGATTATTCCAGCTACCTTTGGAGTTGTCCCACTCACATAGTCCGAAATGGAAATTGAAGTATTATCATGAGCATGGGATACTGCAGCATCTGAGGTATAAATCCTAGTCCATGATGCAGCCACATTCCCATCTGTAGTCCTCCCAAAGAATGCATTACCTGTGCCACTATAGTCTATCCAGATTCCGCCCCACCCTCTGGACATGTCTCTGGATGCAAATTTTATAAAATAGCCATAGTTGGATACAGGTGGAGCACCTACTGATGAATGAGAAATGAATCCACAATAACCATTAGGCAGATCTCCCCAGGCTGATGCTGATGCCAAGGTTGCAAGCGGAGAGAGAGTTCTCCCTATTAGCGTTGCAGCTCCGGATACGAAACTACTCTCTAGTATTGTTCCCTTGTAGAAAGCATCTCCTCCGATATCTAATGCACCCTGCTCCCAGACCTTACCAACTCCTATTCCAGTCTTGCTCCAGGACATTGCAACTTCGCCGCTCGAGAGCACATACCCAGCTGTCACTGAGTTGAATTTATCGCTTACCGTTAACAGGAGATCATAGCTGGTAGTCGCCGTATAGGTTCCATATACCGGACTAACACTTAACGAAGTAGTACCAACAGCAAGACTTGTACTTATGTGGGTGGTAGTCCAAGTACCGCTGGTTCTAAGCTTTGATTTTATTGAATATGTTATCTGATTCTTGCTATTAAGGCTGCTTATTGTTGCAGCTGCAGTGTATTTACCATATGTTCCGAGTGGCGAAGCATTGCCTCCACTGTCACTTCTAAACGCTGAAAAAGCAGAAATTTCAGGAGCATTGTACGTTAATAACGTACATGTTACAGTCTTTGAAGTGCTTGCTCTCCCTCGGCTATCAGTAACCGTTGCTGTTGCAACTATTGCTCCAGTCGAGGTTATTGCTCCGGTTGTGCCTACTATGCTAGATGTATTGGTGTATGTTGCAGAGTTAAAGACTACCTTGTATGTAGAGATGGAGCTGGACTTTACCCCTGTAGCACCATTAATGGTAAATTGGATCCTACTCAGAGTTTGAGCAAAGTTATTTGTGCCAAGTGTCAGGTTTGCAACTGCAGTTACTGTCTCAGCAGCACTTACGCTCGAAAGGGTTGGAATGATGTCCGATCCTACATTGGCAGTTGCAGAAGCGCTCTGAGTGCTTCCAATCTGGGATCCGTTAAGCTTTGTGGTCACATAAGCTGTAGCCGTAGTTGAAATTGATGAAGGTATCGTTGTATATATCTCATCGAGCTGTGCTGCAGAGAAAGTGTAACTATCCTGAGCCAAGTCACCGGTTGTCTCAATTACCGTACCTCCGATGTTTATCTGGAAAGTGTTGTTGAAACTTGTTGAATACCTTGGAGCAGTTACTGTCACTCCGGATCCGATAGTGAAGTCAGGAAAGCTTGTTATTAATGAAACCCGTGGAATTGTATCCAGCGTGTAGCTCTGTGTAGGTATAGTCACAGTGCCAATGTAACCTGCTGCGAAGTTAACATTAAACTGTTGTGTTCCCCCAATTGTGAATGAGGCCTGCCCTTCAGAGTTGTGATTTATTACCCTAGTCGTAGTTCCAAGTATCCTTACAAGTGTTGGATCCAAAAGGGTAACATAGTTTGGACTGAAGGTTGTGGTTGTTCCATTGCATGTTATGGTTCCAGTTTTCCCAGCTGTTGAATTGATATCAGCTGAAGTATTATTTCGCCAGAGTTTGATGGTGATGCTAATTGTGCTCGTATTAGCATTAATGTCCTGGGTAGCACTCCAGTCCCAACCCAAATANAAAATATCGTTATACCAGTACCATGAATCGTATGAATAACTTCCTGATAACGCCAATCACACTCACCTCCTATCCAATCCACCTGACCAGAGTAATATTTGCATCATATTTTTCCACCTTATGATTTCCAACAACCATTGAATCCAGCACCTGCACTGACTTGATATACATGATCTGTCCATTGATGTATGCAACTGTAGCTTCTCCATCTTTGAAGTTCATCTGCTGATTGGTGATGTTTATCTTAAGGTTGCTGTTATTGTCCCCTATGGTTAGACCTGTTACGTCATTGAATTTGAAGTACTGATTGATGTCTTCGACAGTGCTCATATCAGCCTTTCCGTTAAGCGCCTGCTCTATTGATGTTCCGAAGTAACTTATATCATTGTTTGTTACCCTTCCAGCTCCAAGGCTGAAAGTACCATCAGCCAGGTTTATCCAACTGGATCCATTCGCTGATTGAAGGATTCCCGTCTTTACTATATTTGCACTGAGCTCACCAGTTGTTACAAAGGAAGCATTGATCCTTCCATCATTGGTTATTGCTATCGGAAAGTTACCGTTTATTCCTGATGAACTGTAACCTAATCCATTTATATTCCATCGCCATATCTTCTGAGCTGTTGCTGGATCATCAGTATCCATGATTAGGATTTCGCCGTTGCGCTTTAGTACATAACCTCCAAGTGCTGTAGTAAGAAGTGATGTTGCATTTAAGATTGCAGCACTTAAGTCCGAATTATTTCTCTCTACAGTCTGGGCTAACACTTTTTGTGTGTCAGAAATCTTTGTAATACTCCCTGACATCCTTTCCTTGAAATCCCCGATCTCAACCATTGAAGTTCTGCCAAGAAGCAAATCCTTCTCAATGCTGATAATTCTTGATTTGTGGTCAATACCTAAGTCGAGATACTTACAAGTTACTGTATCCCCAAGCTCCACCTTAACTAAATTGCTGAAATTCCTGTATTCCTCAGTATTTTCCAGGTTTAACATGTCTACTTTGATGTTAGTAACTGGAATGTCGCACTTAGTCTCTGTGAAGTAGGAAGCAGCAGCCTCTCTAAGTTGTGTAATCGCCTCTTCTTCAGTTGTTTCCTCGTCTATACCAATATCGAACTCCACTTCCTTAATTCTTGGAAAAACATGGGATCCAATATATGGACTATCAACATAAACTTCGGGGAGCTCCAATCCGTCTTTACCTTTTGGCCTAATCCTGGTTACTAAGGCATCGTAGTCTTCCGTTACTTCCACATCCAGAATATTCTTCCTGTATGAGATGGTAACTCCATTATCCAGGCCTCTTTGAATTAGAATCGAGATGAGCCAACCGTCTAATTTTAGTTCGCCATTCCACTTGGAGATAATGCTGTCACTCCCCATAATACAGTCAACAATGTTCCTGTTTATGAAATACTGAGTCACTGGTGTTGAAATATCTGAGAAGGCTGTAAATGGGTGCAAATAATTAGCTGCCCCAAGAATATCTTCCAGGGCAGCTTGAGCTCCTTTGTTTGTTGGTCTAATATCCCTGACCTCGTTGTATACCAAGTCCCAGAACACATGACGTGAATATACATAAAGGCTTGTCATGCCTTTCCTGGTCTTATATATCCTGAAGGGTTGGCCATCAGCGTGAATAATCCTTCCTTCTGTGATCTCTTTCCATTTTCCAGTAGTATCGTAAATTGCTTCAAATTCAGCACTGTAGAGACCGTTTAGAATTTCTTTTGAGGTAGCCCTAATAATGTTATTAAGCACATTTATTCCGTTGGATGTGAAGACTGTTGCATCTTTTTCAAATAGCCTGATCAAACCTCCACCTCCCTATAGATTTCTCCAGTTGGGCACTATCTCAAGCTTTGTTACTGTTCCACTCCATGAGATTGAGTTATTACCTTGGACAAACATCGGAAACACACCCTGCATATCGTTATTCTTTCCAAGAAGGTCCTTGTATGCCTCCTCGATTTCGCTGTTTAGGGTCACATAGTCCACTACATTCGTAAGGATAACATTCGTTGAATTCACTGATAGAGTTATGCTACCAGTACCCAACACAGTGATTATCGGTCTTGAAACTGTAGTTCCAGGATTCACAAGACCTCCCGGTACAGTTATGGTCTGGACTGTCAATCCACTTTCCAGGTAACCGTATGGCTGGCAGACAAACTTTAACTTTGCTGTTCTTAGGTATAGGAGTTTCTTGAAGTCAATTGACCCAATAAGCATTGCCTTGAAGAAAACATCTGTCTCACTTGAAAGTACCAAGTTCCCACTTCCTCGTAACCAGGTCTTAATAGCATTAAGCTGGTCTACGTCCTTAAGTGTTATCTCCAGCTCTTTCTCAACATGAGCTAAGCTTCCATGATCCTGGAACAAATACCCATCCCTACCAGGAACCTTGAGAAATTCCCCTTCTTCTTTTGCTGACTGGATTGGAGGGAGAGTGTTAACAACAATAGAATAGTCTCTTGAATCAATTCCTTTAAATACAAAGTATTCCCCCATCAGTATACCCCTCCCCTCGATAATCTTTCGTCAGCAAGGCTTTTTGACATTAGTTCATCAAAGTAATCATAGAGGCCACTTGTAAGTTTCCTGCCATCAAGGTACACATCAACTTTCTTTGCTGCGATTTGCCTTAATAGGTAGATCATCTCTTTAAGCTCATCACCACTGTCCACACTAAGGGACCTCATTGCATCAGCCATTATTGGTACCAGTCTGTTAAGCGGCAGTATAGCTTCACCACCAGTTCCTGACTCGCCGCCTGCAAGAAACGAGTTACCATCAAATCCAAATATTGTAGGATCCAGTATAAGACCGCCTTCCCTGTACCACTTAATCCCAAAGGATGGTACTTGTGGTGGTGAAAGGCTGAACTTACCAGTTATCTCAAAGTGCGGGAGCTTGACCTGAGGCAGCTTGAACTCAGGTAGTATCAAGTTCTTGAAGAAACCTACGATGGCGTCAATTGCTGATTTCACAGCATCTCTAGCCTTGTTTATCGAACTTGATACTGTGCTAGTTACTCCATTCCAGACACTTATTCCTGTTGCCTTAATAGTGTCCCAGTTCTTGTAAAGAAGCACTCCAACTGCTATGAGTCCTCCTATTGCAGCAACAGCTATTCCTATTGGCCCGGTTATTATCGCTATGACTCCACCTGCTGCAGATATTGCCCCCGAAACAGCACTGAAGGCCGACACTGCTGCACCAACAATTGATACGACCTTGCCCATGACAAGGATAACAGGCCCCACAGCGGCAGCAACAAGGGCAACCTTCACTATCATCTCCTGCTGCTCCTTAGATAGACCCTGGAAGCTGTCCATGAGTGGCTTCACTACACCAATCAGGCTTTCAAGTATCGGTATGAGGATCTGTCCGAACTGAATGCCAATAAGCTCAGCCTGTTCCTTCATTGCTCTTATCTTATTAGTTGGACTGTCCATGGTTCTAGCCAGGTCTCCCTGTGCATTCTTAGTTGAATCAAGGATTACTCCATACCTTGCCTGTACCTTCTGAGCTTCTGTAAGCTCTTCACCCTGCTTTGCTATTCCATGGGTATATGCATAAGTCTTTATTGTGTTGTCATTGACCAGTATTCCAAGTGCCTTAAGCGGCTCAGCCTCTCCTGATATTCCAGCCCGTAGCTTGTTAAAAGCTTCATCAGGACTAAGGTTGTAAAAGGATGCCATGTCATAGGCCAGCTTAGTAAGACCTTCTGACATTCCTAGTGATTCATCTGAAGCAAGACCCATGGAAGTAAGCATAGCGTTGTAGGTAGCCACATTGCTCCTTACATTGTATGCATTAAGACCAAGAGCCTTAGACATCTCTTCAGACCAACCTCTAGCTTCTCCAGCGAGCCCCCCCATTGACACTTCGAATAGATTTTCCGACTCAATTGCGTCCATGGCCATCTTTGTGGCTGCAGTACCTATGCCGAGGATTGGAAGCGACACAGCAGTGGATAGGTTCTTGCCTACTGACTGCATCTTTTCTCCTACCGCCTTCATCTTGTCACCAGCCTTATCCAAGGCTTCAGACAAAGAGTTCCACACAGAGGTTTTCTTCTTTAGCTCATCAGATGTATCTTTAAGTTCCTGCTGCATCTTGCTGAGCTCTGCATTTGCATAGTTCAGCTTAATTTTCAGGTTTTCAGAAGCCTTTGAGTCTTCACCTTTTTTCTCCACACTTTCCTGGTAACTCTTGGAGAGAGCTTCGACTTTTCCTTTTTGTATCTCAATCAGCTGGTTCAGGCTATCAGCCTTTAGCTTCAAGCCTTCTGCTGACTTTCCGAAGTCTCCAAGCTTTGCACTGGCTGCGGTAAATTCGCTCTGCACAAGCTTCAAGCTTCTCTGGATTTTATTGACTCCTTCCTGGAATCCTGTATCATCAAGTCCAATTCTTGCTACTACTGTACTACTTCCTCCAGCCAAATTTACCACCTCCTTTACAATGGAATGTTGTCGATTGTGTCAACTCTATTGTCCTCAATGCCATTTACTGCTTTGTAGATTCTGAACAGCCCATGTAGCTTTTTTGGAGTACTTTTCCAAAACTGTTCTTCAGTCATTTTGAGGATCACAGTCCCCAAATAAAATAGCCACTGCCAGTCCCATTCTATGGAACCTGAGTGGCTTTCACTTCCCCCGAGGTTTCATCAACCTCAGGCATTGCAATACTTAGCGCTTCATTGATTACCGTGCCGAGCCTTTCAAGATCATCAAGGCCCAGCATGGATCCCACATTCTTAAGTGTTACACTTTCATCCTCGACCTTAACTGCTGCATATACAAGAGCTCTAACAGCCTTGATCCGCATTCTCTGTAGATCATCGAAGGCCTTGTTCAAATCCCCATATATTTCTTCCAGCTCGCAGAATGTGTTCAGATTGAACTTCAACTCATATTCTTTTTCTCCAAGGGTAAATTTGATACCCTTATCCTTTAGCTCATTTCCCTTCAATTGTTATCCTCCTATATCGGTGTAGGCTCAGCAGGAACTGCCGTGAACCATCCAGAGATTGTTGTTGGATCTGCTCCAACTTCATCCTCATCAGCAATGAACCTGTAGTTTCCGTCGAAGTCTCTCGCAAAGAAAGTACCTTTCAGTTTAGAGCTCTTTGGGGCAGGTTTTCCTGCTTCAGTGTCAAACTCATCTGCTGTCAGCTCGAACTTGCCCTTGAGGAGCCACACGAACCTGTACTTCCCATTTGCCTTCTTTGATTTGAAACCCATGGCAATTGTAGGTGGGAGATCATCCTTACTTTCAATGAGAACTCCCTTAACAACCTTTGCTCCCTGGAGTGTAGCCCGACTTGTGAGTGAAAGCTGGTTGAGCTCAATCTCAACTTCTACACTGTCAAATGCTGAAATGACATCCTCCACAATATCATCAGAGTAAATGTTCTCTGAGTTTACTTTTGGTGATATTTTAGCACTAACAGCCCTTTCCAGCTTCTCTGGAACTCCATAGGTTGCTCCAGTTCCGTCGTCCTTAGTAACAGTAGCGATGTGAATATCTTTAAGTCCTATTTGTCTAGGCATTTTATCCCTCTCTTTCTTCTAGGTAGTAGTACCTTAGCGCCTTATGGTAAATCCCGGTGTCCGCTTCATAGAGATCAGCTTCGTCTATTCGAGTAAAACCAGCGTTCTTCATCTGACTCTTCACTTGAACCACTAGGATTTCATAATCGATCTTTGACCATATATCAACCTGCAAATATCTTCCTGTCAGGCTTTCCTCATCGTCTTCATAAGCCTCACCTACTTGGAAGTATTCATGGAATGTAATGTATTGAGTGGCAGCCCCTGAATGTTTCTGGAATTTCACAGGGACTCCAAGAGGTGTCAAAGCTTCTAGTATCTTTTTATTCAAACTCCTTCAGTCCCCTTTCAAGTTCCTCTCTTATCACATTATTGATTTCTCTTTGGTTTTCCTTAAGTGACTTCTCAGCCCAATGCTGAGCAGGTATCTTTGATGTTCCAAATTCAGTGAACTTCGAATAGAAGAATTCTGATGCATCATCCTTGGTTGGACCAATGTTCACAAAATCAATCCCGTCAGCCTTCTCTTTCTTAGATACCTTGATATGATCAGCCATATGTTTCTTAGTATCCTTGGATCTGGGAGCTTTTTCTTCCATGCTTTTCTTAACCAAGTCACCAGCTATACCCAATGTTCTTTTCTTAATTGTCTCGCCCTTATCTCCAAGCTTATTAAC